GTCCTGCGTGGTGAAGTGCCAGCTTTTCCAGTCGCTGTCTTGGTTATCCTGCCCCAGCTTCCACAGGTCGTGAAACCAGTTGCGCCCTTTGGGCGTGCCGATGAACATCCCTCGGCCCTTCCTGTCCGACAAGCTGGCCCGAATGACCTGTTCCCACGCCTCTGGCTTGATGTCGGCCACTTCGTCCAGAACTGCATACGTCAAGCTCACCCCGCGCAGCGTGTCCGGACGGTCTGCGCCCCTGACGTAGATACGCGCACCGTTGACCATCGTGATGTCCAAGTTGTTGACATGGCTTGACTGGATCACCTCTCGCCCGAGGTCCAGCAGCAAGTCCCAGATGATCTGCCGCGACTGCCCCATCGTTGGGCTGACATACAGCACCGCACTGCCCGGTGGGCACTTCAGCGCCTCAATGATCAGAGTCGTCGCGGCGAGTCTCGACTTCCCACAGCGCCGCCCGGCGGCGATCACCTTGAACCGGGTCTGGTCAGAGTAGACCTGCTGTTGCCATGGCAGTAGGCTGAAGTTCAGGTCAGACATCCGTAACATCCTCAGCCGGGATGACCGTTGGTTCGCCCAGACCCGTGATCGAGATCGTAATGGCGCTGCGCTGGTTCTTGTCCTTCTCGAACATACCTATCGGCAGCGTCCTGTCCATGCACATCTTCAGCGCCGCCATCTGACCGGGGTGCTCATCATTGAGCGCAATCTGGATTACCTTCTCCGCGACATCCTTGCCGCCAGACCTGATCATCAGCTCTTTCAGCTCTTTGATGCGTTGGTGATCCGTCTTCGGCAAGATCGCAGGCGGGTTCTCTGCGTACCGCTGGATCGTCATCTTGATCGGTCGCCCGCGTTTTTTCTGTTCCACTTTTACCCTTTCTTGGAAGTTGGCAGCCGAATTGTAGGTCAAATAGTCTTTTTTTCGCCAGCGCAAAGCCGCGAGACCGTTTTTTCCAATTTGCTTTTTTCAGAATCTGGGAGGCACCTGTAACTTTTTGTCTAACAGCCAGACCCCTCCCCCCCCATAGCAAATGGCTACCAGCCACGCGTGCCCATAGCAAAAGGCTATCAGGCTTGGCGGCTTGGAGCACTTAACATAACGTCGAAGAAAAAAGCGGGGGAGCACGTGGGCCCTTATTTGGGGGACTTGGCGGCCATCATGAATCTAAATGAGAATGATTCGCATTCAGAAATAATATGGGATTGTCGCCAGGGCGAAACCCTGCGTGCCACAAGTCAGCATAGACCGCGAGCACTTCCCGAAAACCAACGGAAATATCACCACGGCCAGCGGCCATCAGGATGGCCCTGTCAGCGTCCGAAAGTGGCCGCGAAAAATACCGGGTGTCGTCTTTGCAGGGTCTGGCCATGGTGTTAGTCATGTAGTCATGTAGTCATGCAAATTTTAGCCGTCAAACCACCGCAGCGTATTTTAGGCGTGCGGGTGGTCTTGGCCGTTTCACCTATACATATATATCTATTACATAGAATTTTTAAAATAATGACTACATGACTAACATGCTCCGCAACCCGCATGGATAGGCGCTTGCAGCGTAGTCATGCCCATGACTATCACGCTACTATCACGCTACTATCACTAAGGGTAAACACCTAGAAAATACTGGTAAAATATCCTTTACAATAGAGACTCACACAATCCACTAAGGTAACCGACATGAAATCTACCCGCGCCGAATACTTGAATTTTTTTGCTAACTGGTTGCATTACCAGTTCCCGCGTAACGCTGACATCGTGCGTAACGTGCTCATTACCCGCGAAGTGCAAAAGATCGTTTGTGACGATAGCGAAGCCGCCTATTGGGGCGATCGCGATTGTTGGACAATGCACGATCTCGCTAACAAGCAAGTTCAATCCCGCGCCATTGAAGGGGTCACCGCGTAAGAAAATGCAACTGATAGCGTATGACGTGCGCTATCGGGTGACTTTTCACCAATTCAATCAAATACAGTAAAGGTTCAAAATGTCAAACGTCAACTGGTCAACCCTCTTATCCGATGCTGTCAATCAACCAGGCATTGTCAGCAAGTGCTACAGCACATTTCACAATTACAGTATTGGTAATCAAATGCTTGCCTACTCGCAGCTCGCAGCCCGTGAAATGCCACTGTCACCGATAGCGACATTCAAAAAATGGCAAGAGTTAGGGCGACAAGTCAAAAAGGGCAGCAAAGCAATTGCCCTGGTTATGCCCGTGACAATCAACAAAAAAGACGACGCAGGCGCAAAAACTGGTGAAGTGTTTTCCCTTTTCACCCTGAAAAACAACTGGTTTACGCTTGACCAGACCGAAGGCGAAGATTTTGCGAACGAAGTCAACACACCTAACTGGTGCGCTGATACAGCACTCGCAGCCCTTGACATCACCCAGGTGCGTTATGACTCAGCAAATGGTAACTCGCAGGGTTACGCTACCGGGCGAAACATCGCTATCAACCCAGTTGCAGCCTTACCCCATAAAACACGTTTTCACGAATTGGCGCACGTAGTGTTAGGTCACACACTCGAAGGCGCGATGCACGATAGTGAGACTACACCGCGTGACATTCGCGAAGTTGAAGCTGAGTCAGTGGCGTACATCCTTTGCAGCGTCCTTGACTTGCCGGGGTTGACCGAATCACGCGGTTACATCCAAGGCTGGTTATCTGGTGGCGAGATCAGCGACAAGTCAGCGCAGCGCATATTCGGCGCAGCCGATAAGATTTTGAAGGCAGGCAAGGCTTGATTTTCAGTGTTAGGGGGCTTACCCCTAACGCGGACAATCCGTCCGGTAACAGTAGAGTAAACACCATGAACCATAAAACGCATTTGTCATTCTCTCAAAATGGCTGGATTCTTATCCACCAGGGTTCGCCCTTGTGCGACTATAAAAAAACCTTTGAAGACGTTTTAAAGGTCGCCACCTTTTACCGCGTTACCCTGCCCGATGTTACTTGGAATGGTGACCGGGGGGAGTGGGTTACTACAAACACAATCGAGGAAGTGACAGCATGAAAAACCTACTGATTGACATCATTAACGCGGCTTTGTTCGCGTTTTGCATCGGCGCACCATTTGCCGGATTCTTTTACTTTTACGGAGCATGACACCATGAAAACTTATCAAATTGAATTGAAGCGGGTTTCTTACGTCAATCTGACTATTGAGGCGGAGACATTAGAAGAAGCCGAAGACCTTGCATGGGACGAACTAAGTGAAGACGGGTCATATGGTACGGGATCGGATGCCGATTGGACTCTTGAATCTATCATGCTAGATGACACCGTAACAGAACCCGCGACAGACGACAGCCGCAGTTATGGCCCGCACCATCAAGATGAAGATCAGTTTTATGGCCCATCAACCCGCATTTAAGGAGAATCAACCATGATCGAATTTACACACGCAACAACACGTTACACCGTCAAGCCTGAAAACGCGCAGGAATACCGCCGACTGGCGGCAAACCCGCCAAAAATTAAATGCAAGGTTGACGCTAAGAACGACAGCATGAAACGCGGTTACCCTGAGTTTTATGCGGGCATGACGACCGCCGACTATGTGAGCCAGTACGTAAGCCTGAATTCTCGCTTACTACTGAAGGGCGAAGGGTTCACGTTTGCCGATCGCGCCGCGCCCATGCTGGACGCTGCCCAGCCCGAAGTAATGGAGGAACTCGACCCGGATTACATCTACACGCCTACAAAGGCCAAAAAGCAGACAGTCGCAAGCCTGAAAGCCGCTATCGCGCAAGCCCTCGAAGCCCTCAAACAAGGCGACACCGACACGGCGCAATGCGTGCTCGCTGAGGCGCTGAAATGATCTACGCTTGCCTGGCGCTAATTTTGCGCATACTAACCAAACGATAAAGGGGCCAAACGGCCCCTTTTTTATGGTGTCTCGGCCATTCGCCTAAGGTCTGATTTAGCAGTGCCCACCATGTCAGGTGCGCAAAAAACGTGTTTCTTGGTGGTTAGGTCACGCGACATGAGACGGCCACAGTCAACCCAGCCAGCCTCTTTGATCGCATGGAGTAACGCTCCCTGGACAACCTTCACGCCTTGGGGCGCGAGACCCTGCAAACGGTCACACAGCGCATGGAAGGGCGAACCGATGACCCCACGGGCGAACTCTCCCGACTTGCGGCGCAGCATGTCCACAATGAACGCTTCGGCAGTGCTCATGCCGTGCTCTATCATGATTTGCTTGGCCTCAGTTACTGGCGGGGGCGCGGACGGGTTCCACGCTGACACGTCACGGGTATGCAGGTAATGGGCGACTGCTTGGAACCCGTTTTGGTTCTTGTACCAGTTCCACAGCGCCAGCGCCTCGCGCTCAGTTAACCTGGCGGCTTCGCACCAGATCACGAACCAGCGACGATCCTCTGAGGGCAGGGAGATAGCAACACGCTCATTGGAGAACGCCACCACGAAAAGCCGATTAAGGGCGTAGTACGGATGTAGACCCTTGCGGTTGACGGTCAACAGCTCAGGGGGCGCGGCGATGATGGGCTTGAGGGTGTTCTCTAGCGCGCGGCGGTCCTTGGCGTCAGCTTGGCGCAGCTCAGAGATTTCCATCACCTCACATTCGAGGGCGTAACCCCACTGTGAGGTTAGGTCTTCGTTTTTGACCAGTGAACAGTTACGTTTCGCATCGCCACCGATCGCCCAAAAGAACGGCGCAAACATGGTGTCTTTGCCGCACCCGTGCGTGCCGCCCATCAGGATCGCGTGGTTGATCTTATGGCCGGGGAACTGGACCTTATGCGCCAAGGCGTTTAAGAGGTGCTCACGCTCGAATTTCTCAGGGATGAGGCGCTCGACATGGCGCAGCCACGGGGACACGTCACCGGCCATCGGTTGCGGTCTGGCGTTAACCCATCTGTTACCGTAGGTTAGCCCGTCCCGGTTCACGATCGTGCCCGCGCCTGCGGCGTAGGTCACGCTGACCAGCGACTGAGCGCCCTTGTCTTGGCGCTGCTCATCGAACGAGTAAGACGCCTCGACCTTGCGGCCATTGTGGACGGACTTGCAACCGATGTGCCGGAACATCGCGTTAAAAGTGGACCGTGACAGCTCGCGGCGGTCTTGCAGGTCAAAATAAGCGTCATCGTCTTGCAGGTAGGCGAAGCGGTCCCACCAATCGGCCTTCTCGACCCGTGCCATTTCCTTGCGCTGAGTTTCGGCCACCACAGCGGCGGCCACGTTGGGGAACTCAGGCGTAGGCGTCAGTTTAGACAGCGCCGACTCCATCGCGCTGACCAGCAGCTCGCCGCGCAGACCGGGGGAGTGAGCCGGGCCGCCACTGTCGGCCACCCACTTGAGGAACCGGGTGGAGTCCAGCTCCAGGCAGTGCGAGTGCAGGCAGCAGTAGGCGCGGCTGGCGGGCATGTAGCGGCCCTCGGGGTTGCCGTCGGTGTGCTCGGCAGCGTTAGGGCAGGCCACACCAGCCCAGCCCTCTTGGTTTGGGTTAGAGAGCACGAGGCCGTTATCCGACAGCCAGGCCATCACATCGTCGCCGCCATCGTCTTGGACTCGGACCGGGGCGTAGACCGACTCGACCGGGCCGGGCGTGACGTTCATCGCCTTGCACAGCTCCTCTAAGGTGTACTCGCGTGTGTGGTCAAACTCAACCAACAAGGATTCAAAGTTGTCGCGCCCCGGTTTCAGGTTGATTGAGCCGGGGA